TATCTGCATATATTTCTATTCTCACAGCTGTTCTTTCAGCTTTTTTAAAAAAACAACTCCATGTAAATGTTTTACTTGCTGCACTACCACTTACTAGAGATGCCCGCATAACACGGAATTGAGTGGTTGCTGCAGTTTCATTTAATTTAGAAGCAGTAGTAGTTCCATCTGGAGCTGTGGTTGCATCAGCTGTTATAGTAGATGCAGATTTAGTCCAATAGGCATTGGAGTATGTTTGAGAATATAGAACTTCATTTTCACTAATTGATGCAAAACTAACAACCTCATTACTATCTATTGTAGCATTTAAATAATCTGTAAATCCATTAGTAGAGGTTAGTGGAACATAATCTTGTGCCGCGGTAATGTTTGCGGATAACGTGGTTGATACAGGTGAAAGTAATCCTTGAGCTGCGTAAGGTAATTGTTGAATCGCGTCGCCTGAACTTGCAGTTGCTGCAGTTGTTCCGTTTACGCCTCTAGTGACATCTGTTAAACCAACTAATACTGATGAAGTTGTAGGTAAATAAGTTGAAGCCGTAGATGCTTCTTCAAATTGTGCACCCCATACATAAATATCATCTGTGTTGCTGGTGCATATTGAACTTCCATCACTTTGACAAACAAGATATCCAACTTGTCCAGTTCTAGTTGCATCCGCTGTTCCAGTTATAGAGCATCTGTACCATCCATTACCTAAATCTGATATTGCTCTGGTAATATTACTTCCACTTGACGGAGATACAGCCCCTACCGCTCCAGTATTTAAATTAAACCATGCAGTGTTGGAACTACCTCTTATTAAATTTTCAGAAATTGCAATAAAATCAGTTGTGCCTTTTTTAGCATGAATAGATATTGTGTAAGTTTTGGTATTAGTTACAGGTAATCCTCCTCCCGAAACTTGAATTTTACCAACACTTGTTTGACCAGATTGTTGAGTAAGTTTCTCTGCTGTTGTAGTACCATCGGGAGCGGTAGTTGCATCTGCTGTAACCGTTGATCTAAGTTTTTGCCAATAACCATTGTCAAAAGTTTGTGACTGCTGAAAATTATTTTCACTTATGTCTGTAAAACTTACAACTTCATTAGTTGTTTCAATTTCTGCAACAACACTAGTTGAAAAGTTAGTAGTGCTTGCAACAGGGATATAATTTTGTGTTGCGTCAATATTTGCTGAGAGTGTTGTGTCAACACTCATTAAAGATGACCTAGTTGCCTGAGTCATGATAATTCCTAACTTAATCCTGCGCCAGAAAACTTATCAGTAAATAATGTGTAACCGGCTATATTAGTTTTTGTTTTACAAAAAACTCCAGAGGGAAATAAAATTCCTCCACCAAAATTTAATGTAAGAATTTCACCTGTTGGTACATCAATATATAATTTAGTTGTTCCTGAATTTGAAGTTGTAGTTAATTCTAAAACTCCTGCTCCCCCAGTACATGCAATTGAAATTGAGTAAACCCTTACCGGTGGCGCTATAATAGCAGCTGCACCTGCCGCTGCCGCTGACCTAGTAGCTTGTATATTTAATTGACTCATATTTTTTCCTTAAATTTTGTTTATGTGGGGCCGAAACCCCACATTAAATTATTTATTAGCCTACGTTAGCGTTTTGGATATAACCAACTGTTAACCAACCAACGCCTGTTCCGACGTTACCTGATGTAAGAAGTATTCTTCTATCAGTTGTTCCAATGTCTGCCCACGCATCTACTCTAGCTTTGTTAGCTCCAGCAGTAATTTCGATAATACCTAAAGTACCACCAGCAATTGCAGCAGCTGCTGTAAATGCAGTTGCATCTCCAACATAACCTAAGCCAGTTGTAGTTGCAGCACCATTCCAAACAACACTTACAAATAATTTTGCAAAAACCAATTGGCTGTTTGCAGGAATTATAATGTTTGTTGTTTCAGGAGCAGCTTGAACAATCGCTTCTGTCTGAGTTATTAATGCAGAACCCACATTAGCCATATCTGTGCCAACTGTAGTTCCTGTAGTATTTGATATCGAACCCGATCTTATCGGTCCCGAAAATGTAGTATTTGCCATAATTTTCTCCTTTTCCTAGTTGTGATACATAGTCTCTAGGCCGTCGACTATACGCGTCTATATATCAATTTTAATTGTATAGTGTAAATATTATATGTTATTTTTTAGTAGAGTGCAAGAGAGCCTATAAAGAAAGTGCAATTTCAGCGATGTAGCTTTTATCCTAAGTAGCTACAGAAACTTGTGGAGCAGCGTCTTCAATGCTATTTTGCTTGTAAGCAATTTCAGCTTCAGCCAATTTGATCTCAGTAATGACTTCTTTAATTTTGTCATCAATTCTGACCATTTCAAGAGTATACTTATCATTAGATAGATGCTCCTGTTCCCACTTCAACTCCAAGGACCTTTTTGCTTTGTATAGGTCTTGTATCATCAATAACCTCCTCATAAGTTATTCGATTTATCTCGTTATTATAGTTGTTCCCGAGATACTCCCAATTTATACTCTTTTCTCCCAACTTGTCAAGGATCGATTTTTCAAGAGAAATAGCATTATCTTCAGATAATACTTTAAATTTTGCGTAGTGATCATATGCCCAGATTTTGACTGTAAATTGTTTCATGGTTTTTTCTTTCTATTTTGTAAATGTGGCCGAACTATGTCCGGCCACAAAATTGTTTAGTATTGCTTACGCACCTTCGCAACCGAAGATACCTCTAAAGTCAGATGCGCCAAAAGCGTATCTTTCTCTAGCTTTGTATCTAACGTTGCCAGTATCGAAGTCCCCTTCCATTGAAGTTGTCAATGGAGTTCTGTTGAACATCTTCATACCATTTGGAACGTCCGTAATAATGTACCAAGAATCAGCATCAGTTAAAAAGTTATTAACTCTGTAACCTTGTGGGATCATTCCCATGCTGTTGATTGCATTGATGTCATTATCAGCAGTCTGAGTTCTACCTTGAGATTTCATCAATCTCTCAGCGTTGAACTGATTCGCAGAAGGAATTATCATTTTAACTCCTTTAGCTGCGATTCTTAAACCTCTCTCATCAGACATAGCTGCGATATCAATCAAAGCTTGTTCTAATGAAGTTTCGTTTAAGTCTGCTTGCGTAGTTAAAGTATTCGAAACTGTACCTGCTATAGTCGCGTGACTAGTTGCAAGTAAGTTTGAACCATCACCTGTTTGGAACGCTGATGCTGCCGCCACTGACGGTAGACCATTATTCAAAGGTGCTGCTCCTTTAACTTCTTTTGCATTGGACATAGATCTTGCTAAAGCTTTTGTGTATCTAGAAGAAAGTCTGTCATAAAGGTTGTCCTCTATTGCTTCTTCTGTGATAGCGAAAGCTAAAGCGATCGTTTCCATTGTGTATCTAGCAGTGTAAGTTTCTTGCGCGTCGTCGTACGCAATTCCTTGACCTTCTGCTTTTACGTCTGCGTTTGCAAAACCACTTAACATTACTTCCTCTTCGAAAGCTCTGTCAGATGATTCTGATGTATAAATCTCAGCATGCTGATTTTCATACCTTTTGTACTCCAGCCCAAATAGTGCATTTAGGCCTGGTTCTAGTTCTTTAACTAGCTGTGCTCGTGATATTGCCATGATATGCTCCTATTATGCCATAGTTACGCCGTTGTCATACTGGTTAAGATTCTGAACAAAAACAACAGAGCAATTTGCTACTGTAATGTCTTGGTTTTCAGGATCTTCTGCTATTCTTACAGTTCTCCAAGTATTCGCTGTGGCGTGACCACCTGCTAACAACATTTTGTTTGTAGACTGACCACTAGTTGTTGAACCAGTAGTAGACGCGAAACCGAAAGTAGCTCCCATATTTGCTATAGGTATAGCTGTGTCAATCATACCAACATAAAGTTGGTGAGGATTGTCGATTACAAACGCTGTGATGTTTTCAGAGTTGGCTGGAGTAACCTGTGAATAGTAGTTCGACCACGTCGGCTTCTGTGTAGTTGCCGCGTTGTAGAACACACCATTTAAAACACCAATACAAGTATTAGTGATAGCTGCCTGTGCTGTAATTATATATCCGCCAGACTGTTTAACAGCCGTACCTTGATATAATGACGTAGCATAGTTAGCTTGGATGTAGTACTTACCTTGACCGCCAGTAGCTGGTGTTGAACCAAGCGTACCTTGAGCAATAAGACCAAATCCAGTTGTGTTTCTATTTGCCATAGTTTACTCCTTATGAACCTGCCGTCGTGAAACGGCCTCCAGTTCGGTTAATTTATTCCGATAGTTTAAGAATTACTTCTT